CTTTTTTTATAGAATTGGACTGCTAATCGTGCATCTGCACCTTGAGTATCGCTATCTATTGCCATTTTTAATGCTCCTAAGTGGTTAGGGGGTTATAAAAAAATAAAAGGGACTCCCCTTGTGAGGGAATCCCAGTTTTTACTACATTTTAGCTTTTTAAGCTAATCAAACGCTTGCCTTGCTGAACCAACCATAATCGCCTGAAGCCATAGTGGTTGTTGGAGCTTTGTAAGTACCAGCAGAAGCAGTTGCTACGAAAGTAGTCGTATTGACTGAGCAAGTTGCTGTAGAAGCTGTAATAGCTTCGCCAGCTTTTGCCCAAACATAACGCAAACCGTCATTAGCAAAAGTTTGTGTGCCTAATGGGCCAAATGTTGGGTTTGTCCCGCCATTTAATGCTTGTTCTGCAACTGTTTGTGTATCTACCAGGTCTACACCTGCAATGGGTAGTGTTGTAAATGCCATGATTTATTTCCTTTATTAATTAATTAGACAAGTAATAGAAAGGGGTTTCCCCCTATCCATTAACTACCTGTCAAGAGTCCCTGTAGGAAGCTGTTAGAAGTAGTCAAGTTACCAGCCCAACCATACAATTTTACAATCGCATCTTGGTTAATAGATTGACGCTCACCACCAATAGGTACAAAGTTACGCTCTTTGTGTGGGCGTAAGAAAATGTAGTTGGTGTTCAACATATACATATAGGTAGCTGTTTCTTGTGAACCATAACCACCACCAAGTACCACATCGGCAGAAGTACCACCACCGTAGAACTTGAGGGAAGCGAAACCAGCAGCGCCAGACTCTTCAGCAGCAATACGCTGAATAGCTTGCAATGCGCCTACATAGTAACCATACAATGTGTTACCAGCAACAATCAAGTCAGCCTTGTCAGTACCACGAATCTGCTTAATAGCAGCAGTAGTCATTGCAGCAAGGATGGTTGATGAAGAAGTAGCACCAGAAGTAATTTGGTTTTGCCAGAAAGTCCAAGTAGCACGGTTAATACCACCGTAAGTACCTGAAGTAGGGGAAGCAGCAACAGCAGCGCCCAAACCATCTAAGTTTTTACCGCCGTTACCAGTACCATCACCATACAAGTCACCAGAAATGCGGTTAAGCAAACGAGCTTCGGAAACTTGCATACGACCATCTAAAAGGTCAATGATTGCTTCTTTGCTTGAGTTTTGCAACATTTCAAGACCAGACATTGTTACTGAGTCTGCGTATTGTGCAATTTTGAACTGAGCAGCAGAAATAGGGCTGTCTGGAGCAATGTTCAATACTTCGTATCCGCTATAAGAAGAAGCGTTGTTAGTTGCGGAATCGTCATAAAACAGTTCCTCAAGAATTACATTACCGCCTGAGAATGGGCGTACATTGCCCTTCTGGTTCAAGCGCTGAAGAATTGCGTTGTTTTGTGTTAAGTTGTCTGCCAATTCACCGCTACGACTTTGAATCGTGGTAGCGATAATATCGGTGATTGCTGAGTTAGCAAATGCCATGATTATTATCCTTAAAAAAATGCGCCAAAATTGGCTAGTTAAACCCTGCGGCCCATTACATCACCTAATTGTTCTGCAATTAAAGACCGTCTATCCTTTTTATCGCCAGGTTCTGTCACTTTTCCGCTAGGAGTAACGGATTTCGGACTTACTGCTGCCGCCTTAGCCTTCGCTACTTGCTGTGCTTTGGATGCCTGTTGTTTGGCTGTATTAAGGAGTCGTTCCTGTTCCAATTCCCAAACATCATCATTCATACGCACGGCTTTCTTGTAGGCCGTTTCTAGGTCTGGGGCTTTCCCTAGCTCAAGTAGTTGAGCCATTTCTTCCCTTACCACATCAAAATGCGGAAACTTCTCCACATTACTTCTTACTCTTTCAATTTCACCCATTAAGCGTTGATTTTCCTCTTGGGCAAATCGACCTTTAATATTTGAAACTTCCTGATTTACCTGATTTAATTGGTTCATCAGTTGTTGCGTATAAGCGTCTACTTGTGGTTGCACAAATTGACCCTCGTTATTTAATTGTATACCATAATCTTGTGCAAGTCGTTGGAATACTTGCATTTTTTGCGCTGGGTCAGATTTAGACAAAATCATGTGTGCCCTACCAAGGTTATTAATCCATGCGGCAGGAGTAATACCTTGTTGCGAAAATTCTTGCTGAAACGGTGCAATAGCGTTTTCTAATTCTCTAGCACGGTCAGCTTCCGCTTTATAGGTGCTTACGCCTTTCTTATATTCGGACTCACGCTGGTTGGCATATTCGGCAAACTTAGTAAAGTCGTCTTTGCTAATTTGCTCGCCTTTTTCCATTTTGTCCCAAATGGTGACATATTCCTTTTTCCAAGTAGAAGGTCTGTTTATAGGCTTGACTTCTTCTGCTAACTCCTGCGCCTCTTCATGCGAATCCGTAGGTTCATCAATAGAAACATTTTCGGCAGGTTCTTTGTCATCTGCAACGCTAATTTCCTCTTTAGGGGACTCCTCGGCAATATCTTCGCTGCGAATCTCCTCTGTTTCCACGGGTTCATTTTCTGCCTCTTCCATTGCTTGTTCTAGTAATGCTCTGCGGTCTAATTGCTCTTCCATGGTTTTTCCTATCTGTAATTAAGTTTTGCATAAGCCAATTCGGCAATTTGACGCTTTCTTGCTTCTTGGGACTTTGGACTAATTGTTGCTTCTGGCCGCTTCATTGGTACATCGTTGCCTAATTCAATACAACCGTTGCGTTTTAAGTTTTCTCGGTGTTTAGAGCGACTATCAATCCATGAGCCATCAGCCATAGAAATATGCCCTTCAATGTCAGAAATGACTGTAGGGGCTTCTCTTGACTTCATAGCTACCTTGTCTTGCCAAGAAGCCTTTGCAGCTTCTTCGCCAATAGTTGGTATCCACCACTCTAAAAAGAACTCTTCGTCAGTCTTTTTAACTTCAATATGGTTGCTCTCGCTATAACCACAGTTAGGGCAATTCATTACATTCTCCTTAAAAGTTCAGGTACTTGGTCATATTCTTCTTGACGCAATGCAACAACAGAGTCATACCATTTAGCGTTTTTCCAACGCCAACAGATGTATTCTTCTTTGGGTAGCAAGACAATGGTTTTAACGCCCAATGCGCCTGCCAAATGGGCTGTGCCTGTGTCTACTGTCACAATGCCTTTCATAGCCTTCATGTGGCTTGCTGTGATGCTCCAGTCGGTTTTCCAACCGTCATTAGGCAAAGGGTGAAAAAAGCCGTCATGGTCTGGGGACAATGAATAGCAGTTATCCCCTACTAAACTGTACATTTGATGGTCAGGAATAGACTTAATATGAAATAAAATGTTGCGACTTGCGCCCCAATTTACCCCTATTTTTGGCTCAATATTAGAAGGTTTAGCGTCTAAATACCCTTCAGACCCTACAATCTTTTGGTTTGTAATGGGAAATAATGACTTAGCGTACTTATTGGCGCATGAAATATAGTAAGGAAGGCTCATATTGCCAATCCAGTAGTCACATTCCACCACATCGGGACATTCTGGTTGGTTTGTAAGGACATCAACGCACTCAAATTGTCCTAAAAGCCCAAGTAATGAGCCATGCGTTAGCAATGTAACCTTTTGTGCGCCCATTACTTTTAAAAATGGCAAAAAACGAGCAAACATAAAAATGTCGCCAAAACCTTGTTCCATTTGAATAACAATAGACTTGTTTAAAAGGGACTCACCACGCCATACTTTAGGTTTTGGGGGCTTTTTAGTGTATTCGCTTACTTGGTTGGCAAGTATTTCAGGATGCCAACGGTATTCAAACAGCCTAAATCCAGCGTCATAGCGCCCTTGGTGTAAATGCTCGTAGGCTTCTTTGTATTTTGCGTGTGGGTTTACAGGAGTAGTAATATGGCCTCTTCATCGTCTTGTTCTTGTTTGCGCTTTGCCTCTAAAACTGCCAATTCTTGCTCTAGCTGAACCTTGGCTTGTCTTATTAGTACCGCATCAAACAAATCTTGTTTTTGTCGTTCAAGATTAGCGATGAGTGCATCATATTTGGTTACTTCTGACGGTGTATCTTCGCTAACCTGTTGATTGGATTGTACTTTACTTTGTTTCTTTTTTGCAACAGGTTTAGGGTCTACTAAATCCCTAATGGCCTGTTTTCTTGACTCTTGGTCATTTTTGACCGCAGCTATGCGTTTTTCTTCTGCAAGCCTTAATTTCTTGTCTAACTGTTTTCTGCGCTTTCTTTCTTCTTTAGTCCAGCCCCCACCATCATCTCCACCAAAAGGCTTAATGACAATTTGAAATGCGTTATTTTGAAACGCATTAGCTTGAAACGCAGTTTGAAACATTACTCTACGACTACCTCAAGAGCTTTTTTAAGTCGCTCAATAAAGGCTTGTTTGCCAACAGTAAGCTGGTCAATATTGAACTGTGCAGAGTTAATTTTGCGGTCTAAATCGACACAATGGTTAAATAGTGTTTGCTGTTCCGTAGTCAAATCCTCATACACATACTCTACTTCATCAATAATAATGGGGGTCTTTTTATCTTGTCCCATGTCATTCTCCTAAGTGTTAAAAAACTATGCTACCCAAGGTAAGGGCGTATTTTGTGGGCTAATTGGTGGGTTAATTTGACTGTCAATTTGACCTTGCACATTAGCTTCGTAATTAGAAATTCCTATTTCACCTAATGAATCTTGTACCCAACCAATAACAATTTCTTCGGTTAATTCTTCATAAGGAATAAAAGTAGCACCTTGTTGGCTTGTAAAGATAGTATTGCCACCAATAGAAGCTGTGTAGTCACCATCAACGCCCGTTAGTTCCCAAATAGCGTTTACTACATAGTCGGGGTCAGGCTGACTTACTGTATATAAGGCAGTTACTGTCCATGTATAAGTTGTCATAATTAAATATCCTCTGCGCCAGCGTAGTCACTAAAAGTCTTGAGAACTTCATAAATTGCAGGGATTAAATCACCCTTTAAGTCTTCAATAGCGATGTAGTGAGCATTTTCTTTAACAGTAGCCATATTGCCATGCCTAGCATCTTCATTAAAATGAATAGCTACTTGCACTTGGATTTGGTCTTTAGTGCCAAAGAAGTTAGTGATACGAGCATACGCTTGTGGTGCTGGTACACCAAATTGAGTTTGCTCTAGGTTAAGTTTTAGTGCCATTTAATTCTCCTTAGAATGTCATTTCAGTTGTTTCTACTTTAGCTACCCAACGGATTGTAGTTGCCGCTGCACCTGTTACTGTAATCTTTAATCCACCATTGGTGGTGTCTGCCAAAGCCGTTACTGCCCAAGTTGCCGCACCAGCGTCAGCGTATAAAGAACTAACTGTTGCAGTTCCTACAATCGCTGTTGTTCCTACACCAGCACCACGCTTGATAACTCCTTCAATGCTCCAGCCTTTAGTATCACCAGCACCAGTTACACCAGCAATAACAGAGCCTTTGAAATAGTATGCGGAGTTATTAGGTAGTATTACTTGGTTTGTTCCACCAGCGGCAGAAGCACTAGAACAAAGAACTGTAGCTGTAGCATTTGTAGTTTCACGAGCAAGAATTAATAATGCGGCTTGGTTTGTATAAATTGTTCCAAGAGGTGCAGAAGAAGCGGAAAAAACAGTATTACCTTGAATACTTCTTGCGTTTCCATAAGAACCGCCGATTACTGACGAGTAATCCGCATTTGCTTGACCACCAATTCCTAAACAAACAGCAGCAGCACCGCTTGCCGTATTAGACCAGCCAGCACCAATAAATGCTCCAGGGCCACTTGCAGTACTTGGACCATAAAGCCCACCACCACCAATGAATGAATTTTGTCCGCTTGCTGTATTTGCATAGGCATTTGTTCCACCGCCACAAACAACAGAATTAGCACCGCTTGCAATGCTTTTAATACCACCACCAACAAAACTCCAATCTCCTGATGCAGTATTCCTATTAGCCGCAGTTCCAGCATCGCCACCACCACCAATAAATGAATAAGAGCCTGTTGCTTGGTTATTACCACCGCCTACTACTACTCCGTGAGGAGTAAAAAAGGATAGGGTTGGTGTGCCAGTAGCATTAGCGTTTTGCGAAAGAGTAAGGGATGTGCCTGAAATAGCGGCAACATAAGTGTGTGGAAATGTTGCAATTCCTGTGCCAGTTATTAACTGACCAACTTTAATAGAAGCGTTAGAGGCAGAAAGTGTTACAGCAGTAGAGCCGCTTGTTACAGTTGTTGTGGCTTGAGTTGTTACTGCGGCATTAGCTGTTCCGCTATTTGTCTGCCCACCACCAATAAAGTTGTAGTATCCAGCACCAGTATTGTTATAACCACCGCTTGCAATAGAAGCTATACCACTTGCCACATTGGCATATCCACCAGCAACAGCAAAAGAGCCACTTGCAATATTAGTATATCCACCGCTTACAGTTGAATAACTACCGCTTGCTTGATTGGCATAACCAGCACCAATAAATCCATTTGTTCCACTTGCTACTTGAACTGCAGTTGCCCTTTGTGTCTGCCAATCAACAGCATAAGCACCTCTAGCGTTACCACCAGTAGCAGTAGAGTCAGCTTGTTGTGCTTGTAATGCGCCTGTGCCTTTAGGTTGTAGTACTAATGGGATGTTAGTGTCAGAACCTTGAGCAGATACTTGTGCGCCAAATGTAGCGAGAGCACCTGTTACTTGAACAAAGTTTACTGCGGTTGAACCAGTAAATATTTGAAAATGCTGATTGGAACTTCCGTTATAGAAGTTATGTGCGCCAGTTCCCTTAGAAAAATAGTTAAAACCTCTACTTGCATCAGAACCCAAAACAGAAAGAGATGGATTGCTACCTGATGACGCACCAGCAACTTGTATGTAGTTAGCAAAGCCTGTACCTAGACTGCTTGTTCCTGTGGCTTCTAATGTAGTGAATTTACCAGTAGAAGGGGTTATAGCACCGATAGACATATTGTTAATCGTGCCAGCACTTGTAGGGTTTATTTCAATCGAACCTGAACCAGTAGGGTTTATATGGACATGACCTGTACCAGTAGGGCTAATGTCAATTTGTGCGTTTGTACCATTTAAGTTGGTTGAAACGGCAACAGTAACATTATCACCACCGCCAGCACCCATGCTAATTTGAGTAGTACCGCCTGAGTTTTTAAGTGCTAAACCAGCAGAGTTTGTAGCCTGAACAATAGGGGTTGTTACGCTAGTAGAAGCAGTAACAGTGGTAAACGCACCAGCAGAAGCGGTTACATTACCGCTAAATGTAGTATTACCACTTCCATCAATATACTGTCTAGGATTACCATCACCATCAGATAACACAATGTAATTATTTGCTGTACGGATGTCTAGACCGCCATTGTTGCCTGTGTAAGCACCAATAATAGTGTTTTTAGAACCAGTTGTAACGGCTTGTCCAGCTACAGCACCCAAGAAAGTATTTACTTGTCCTGTGGTCATATTTTGACCAGCTTGCATACCTATTGCTGTGTTAAAACCATTTACATCAGCAGTTCTGTTTGCTGTATAAAGCGCTTGAAAACCTACTGCGGTGTTATTAGATGCGGTTGTGTTTAATGCTAAAGATTGTGCGCCAAATGCTACATTATAATTTCCAGTTGTGTTACTGGTTAAAGTTAAAGAACCAAAAGCTGCATTTTGACCGCCTGTTGTATTTGCATATAAAGCTTTATAACCAAAAGAATCAATAGGAGTACCAGTAGTATTACTATATCCAGCTTGATAACCAACTGCGGTGTTATTAGAAGCGGTTGTGTTTGAAAATAAAGCAGACTGTCCTACTGCTGTATTGTTTCCACCAGTAGTGTTTGTGTATAAAGCGGTTTGTCCAAATGCTGCGTTATAATTTCCTGTAGTTGTTGCTGTTAATGCTCTATCACCAAATCCTGCATTGTATCCTGTGGTTATAGCATAGCCAGCTTGATTCCCAAACAAAGAATTTTGACTACCTGTAGTTATGCTATATCCAGCCGCATAGCCTACTGCGGTGTTGTTAGATGCGGTGGTGTTTGAAAATAAAGCATAGTTACCATATGCAATGTTATAAGAACCTGAAGTATTGCTGTATAACGATTGTTGTCCATAAGCACTATTATTTGTACCAGTAACATATGCACCACCTAATGCTTGATAGCCTGTCGCAGTATTGTTTGTGCCTGTAGTATTTGCAACTAAAGCGTTATACCCAAATGCAGAATTTCCAGCACCAGCATTACCACCCTTACCAACAGTAAGACCTGAAATAGAAGCATCATTACTTGTTACTAAATTAGTGCCATTAAACTGTAACGCAGAACTAGACGCAAATGGGTTTGTGCCATCTCCGTAAGGAATGTAGCCAGTTGTTAATGAAGATAAACCTGTACCACCATTAGAAACAGGAATAGTGCCTGTTAGGTCATGGTCATCATTCCAGTTAGACGGTCTTACTATTGTTGCATCTGTTCCGTCAGGAATTGCACTTACAAACTTGTGCTTAACTGTTATAGCCATTATTGAACCCCAGTTATTTTGCCATCAGGCCCACGAATTACAGTCTTAGGTTGATTAAGTTTATTCATCATTTCCGCAATCATCATAGCCATTTGGTTGCTGTTGTTGTTAATTGCAGAGGCGACTGTTTCCATTGGGTTTTGCATAGCTTGTGCCATATCTTCTTCGTGCATATAAGCTGCTTCGCCACCTGACTCATCTGCGCCAATTCTAGCAACCTCAATCTTAGCACCATTGTTAATATGCGCTAACAAAACTTGAGTGTTTCTTTCTGTCATCATTTTCATCTGAGCAACTTTGACTTCCATCTCTCTGTCCATGCGGTTACGCTGCTCTTCAAGTTGAAATTTAAGCTGGTTTTCTTGGGCTTGGTACTCTTGTTTAGCTTTTTCAAGCTGCATTTGACCTTGTAACTTAGCCTGCTCAACCTGAGCTTGCATTTGAATTTGTTGTGTCTTAGCTTGGCTATCCATTTGCGCTTTTTGAATTTCAATAGGAGGTGGTTTAGGCTGACCTTTACTAGCTTCGTATTGTTTTTTCATGTCATCAGCAGTTTGGTCAATAATTCCTTCTAATTGCTTGCCAGCTTTAAACGCAGTTACACCAAATTTAAGCATTTCTAAGAGCATAGGTGTCATTTCAGGCGCAGCTTGAGCCGTAGGTAGCGCCATAGAAATAAATTGCCCAACAGCAGCTAAAAATGCAGTTCTGTCGGCTTTTTCTTGCTGCTCATCTTGGTAAATCATTGAGTCAGAGGTGACTTCTATGCGGAAATTCTTAGCCGCTTCATCTCTTAGCAATAAAAGCGCTTGTGGGACAAGTTGTCTGTCTTGTTCAGACAGTTGCATTGCACCAGAAATCTTAACTAGCGTGTCATCAGTAAAATGATTGCAAATAATCTGCGCTTTAATAGTTAAAAGCGAGGTAGCAAAGTCTACGACTGCGTGTTGCTGAGTCTTTAATCTGCCAGCAGCGTTGTTTGACTTAATAATTTGTGCGCCAAGAGTTTCAGAAGGGTCTGTTTGACCACGCTGAATGTCAGCAATACCCATTAATTCGTAGATTTGACCTTTAACTTGCTCCATTGCCTGATAGCAGGACATCAATGCGCTTGCAAATGGGGCTAAATCGACTAAATCAATAGCGCCTTTCATGCCTTGTTTCTCGGCAAATGCCATCCAGTTGTGAACTGGAATCATGGTGTTGTTTTCGCCTTCGGAGAAGAGGCGTTGTAGTTCAGAAGCCGAGGCATCATACACACCCCTGACTTTAAGGGCGTTAATTAAGCCATCAATTCTGTCACACAGAACATCTAATTCTCTTGCTTGGTCTTGGTAAATGACGAAATCAGGGATTGGCTCAAGGCTATCAGTTGTAAGGGTGCTATACAAAGGCTTTGGACAAGGCCAAAAGTTTTCAAGCTGTAATGGGTCATCACGCTCATCCAATATCTTTCCGAGCGACTTAGAAATCCACAATACTTTTCCTGTTTCTTTGTCCCATATTTCATATATTAGCGCCTCATATACTCCGTCGTCAGACTTGTAAGACTGTTTTAAATCGTCAGGCTTTGTGTCTAATGGAATTTTGTAGCCTAATTCTTCGCCAAAACGCTCAACAAGAGCAGGGCGGTTCATATAAACTCTGCGCCAGACTGCGGTTACCTCTTCCCAAGTCCTAGCTACTGTATGTCCAAAATCACGCCAATGGACATAGTCTACAGGGCAGCACTCATACTCAATGCGCTCTTGGTCTTCATTCTCCATGCCTTCCATGGTTTCGGCTTCGTCTGTGTCCTCTGTTACTTCTAAGCCGTCATCAGGTACGCCAGCTTCTTCGCCAACAATATGCGGCTCATAACGAACCCAAGCTACTCCTCGACCACCAAGCAGGCGGTCTAGTACGGCGTTATTCATAGCAGACTTATAGTCGCCATAGTGTTCTAATTCAAACTCTAAAGCTCGCTCAAGCATCATTGAGGCGACACGACCTATAGGGTCATTGTCTCTAAATCTACGGCTTACATCAGGGCGAGGTAATCGGGCGAATATTGCAGGTTGAATGGTTTGGACATTTGACCAAAGAATATTAAAGCGAGCATTAGGGTTTCTGTCGTAACGAGAGTCATCCTTGTATTTCTTAACTATGCGGTCTACTCTGGCTTCCCAACGCTTATATGAGCGCTCATAGCCCATAATTGTTTTGTACCAATCTTCGTATGTGTGGTCTACCGTTGCTTTATCGTTTGCCATAGAGTTGCCTTAATGTTTGAATATTTGGCGAAATGTTTGCTTATTTTACCTTTTTTATATTCTATTGTTTGCTTTTACTTTGGTTTCTTTCCATAAGTCATTAAGGCTGACATCAGTTTGCCCAACAAACACCCCCCGTATAGGCGCTTCAGGGTCTACTATTTTTGCCTCATCTTTCCAAGTTAGCGCCAAATATCTAAAAGCATCAGCACCATGAGAAGTCCAATCATGGCGAGGCTTATCCCTGAATACTTTTTTATCTTCATCATATTCTCGCTGGTATTGACGCAGACATTCAATGCCATCCGCACATTTATGGTCAAACCAAGTTCTAGTTAGGGCAAGTCTACTAGCCTGGATGCCGTCTTGCAGTTTAAGGTTAGGTGTAATTTTGATTGATTTTAAGGGGATTTTATCGCCAAGCTGTTCAATAACGCTACGATTAGAAGATAGCGTCTTAGCTCTAGCGTCATGAGGTAGCCAATGTGTTCCGTACACATACCCCCTCTCTTTCTCTCTAGACTGAATAATCCCCGCATAGAAAGCCACAGGTTGCCCGTTAGAGGAGTGATAGTCTAAACACCTAATTTCCCCATGCACTACTTGAAAAAACCATATAGCGGTGTCATCTGAGTACCCTAAGTCCCATGCCGTATGGACAGGGAATAAAGGGTCATACTCAACCTCCCTTATCCTGCCGTCATCCGTTAATTGCCTCATCTCTTTACCAAAATAAGCGCCAAGGATAGCTGATTCAAAGTCACATTCAAACTCTTGAAGATACTGGTCTTCTGTCATTGTCTTTGCAGCATCCTCTAGCTCCCCCTTGTCTAGTATGTTTGTCTGACTAGCTCGCAAGACTTTGACATACCAATCACCACTAGAGGCAGCCGTCTGGTACATTTCCCAGAAAGCATTATGGCCTTTAGGAGTGCCGATGAAGGTAGCCGAACCTTTCCTATCAGTAAGAAGAGGCCTGACCACAGCCCCCCATATAGAGGGCTTCATATCAGCGTATTCGTCTAATACGACAGAGTCCAAAAAGATTCCACGAAGTCCATCAGGAGAATCAGCACCATACAGCCTTATCCTAGCCCCGTTGATTAGCTCTACCCATAGCTCGGACTGATTGGCTTTCCTTAATACAGGTTGAGAGAACCTGACTAGATAGTCCCAGGCTATGTTTTTAGCTTGGCTATAGTAAGGGGCTATATAGGCATATCTGCCATCCTCCTTATCATCCATGAGAGCCTTATAGATAAGGTCATTTATACACAATACCGTCTTACCACACCGCCTATGGGCTACGATTAAAGACCATCTCTCCTGTCTATCGTGGAAGTCTTCAAAGACCTTACGAGGGCAATAGTCCATCTCTACTTCTAATAACCCCTCTTCACTCATTCTGGGCGCTTCCAGGATATAACCATACGCTGAGGTGCTGCTTCATCCCCAACAACCTCTTGGCGTGCCAGCTTAGGCAAGTGATACTCCATCACAGCTTGCAACATAAGAAAGGCTCTCTCAGGGTTAGGCTGCACCAGCCATATAGTGTTTCCCTCTTTGTCATACTTAATACATCCCTCTTTGTCAGTTTTAGGGATGCCATGCGCTACATCTTCAAGCCATTGTTGCATCCTAGGACTATTCTTATCTACGAATTTAGCAATGGCCTCTCTAGCTATGTTGGTTACTTTATTGGGAGTTCCTGGTGGCCTTCCTTTGCCAGCGTTAGTCAATCCAGGTGGAATCTTTTTGGTTTGAACTGTCGAACCATCTTCGTTGATAGTCAGATTGTTATAGCTTTTTGTTATAGCTTTGGAGTTTTCCATAGTCTTTCTGTATAAAACAGCATTAAATAAATCTAAGTAATTGAATTTATTAAGCGCAATATATCACAAACTCATAGTTATGCTGTAAAAACAACACTATTTATATTATTTAGTTATAAGCCATAAATATATCTTTACATTGTGTAGTGCAACGCTACAATTCATTCATGCAGTATGTTTAATGAAGTGTTTATCAAAGGGGAATCACAATGAGTAAGAAAGACAAATCAGACTTACAGAGTCATGTTGATAGCATTGCAGAGACTTTATCCAAAGGCTTTGAAGGTTATATGCAAGACAATGAATTTGGAGAGACTCAAACAGCAATGGACTACTTACAGGATGTATTAGACATTCAATACATTGTAAGCGGTAAAGGTGAGTATTTAGGAGCTAGGATATTAGTAGCTTTTGGAGGTCCTAATATTTGGGTTGATACTCAGCGTAATGTTGTAGAAGGTTATTGGTGGGGTGACTATGCTAGAGCTTCATTCAATGACTATATGGACTTAGATGATGCACTCTCAGAATTATGGGTTTGCAGATAAGGGGAATACTATGAAAAATTATCATGCGGTGCTTATTTCAGTTTCTTTGGCGGCAATTTTGTATTACTTCTGGTACTTAACTTCAATCAACGCAATTTAAAGCGTTTTAAGGGCTATTTTGCCCATTTCATCAAGGGGAAATACTATGTTATATCGTGTAATTGCAAAGCGTACAAGCTATGAATATATCAATATCGAGGCAGACAGCCAGTCTGATGCTATTGGACTGGTCACTATGTCAGACCAAGAGTTTGAATGGGATGACCTGCCAGAATTAGAGTGGGATATTGATAGCGTGGAGGAGGTCTAACCATGTTTAAAGTCTATACAAAAAAAATCCATGTTTATTACAAGCGTGAGAATGGTTTGTGCTATGCCTGGTCTACAAATGCCTATAAAAGGTGCAAAGACGCAATCCAGGCAGCACAAGCAATTCACCCATCATTTCAATTTGTAGCCAATTTTGCAAAGGATTGAAAATGCTAACTATTGAAAAATCAAACTCATCTTTTGGCAACTATGTCATAAGACTGTCGCCAACTGAATTTAAGTTTTTTTTCCGTAAAAAAGACGCAATTAACTATTTAAAAGGGGTTACACAATGAACGAGCCATTTTTATCAACTAAATATCACGCTTATTTATACCTATGCGCCAAGCAAGGCATTAAAACCTTGTCTTATGGTGCATGGATTCACACACAGAAAAAAGGGGTATTACTATGACCACAAAGAAACTACCAGCTAAAAAAGTAACACCAGCCGAACAAATAGCAAAGCTGGAAATGAATAACGCTATGTTAGAGCAGGCGATATATATGCAATATGACGACTTTGACGAAATGCACAATTTATTGGCTTGCATTATTAAATCAATGGAAGGGGAAAATCCAAGCATCTATCAGACTAAATATGCCTTAAAGGCTTTTAGGTCTTATCTTATTGCACAACAATATCAAATGATGGACTGTGCAGGCTTAGAGTATTAAGCACTATTGATTAACAATAAGGGGGGTTCGCTCCCCTCTTTTTTTGCGGGGAATTTATGGAATACAACCTTCTACAATGGAGGGTAGGGCTAGGGCTTACACAATCGAGCGCTGCGAGGCTTTTGGGAGTCCATAGGGTTACCTATACCAGATGGGAAACAGGAGCGCAGAAAGCCCCTAATCATGTCGGAATGGCTTGCCTATCTTTGAAGCAAATGATAAAAACAGGGTAATACATTTCTTGGGGGGTATTTGAATTTTAATACTCAATTTGAATTTTAATAGGGTATTGGAATTTCAATAGCCCTTTTGAATTTTAACCAACAATGTCAGGGTCATGCAATCTGTTCATAGCTTTAGACAAAGCCTCTTTACGCTTCATTCTTTCATTGGCTTTCTTATTGAGAATTCCATTGTCTTCAAGTTCTAAAGGTGGGTTTTTCTCTTGACGCTTTTTTTGTTGTTTTTCAAGAGTAGACTCTTTGTGCGCTCGCAGCATAGCATCTTCAGGGGGGTAGCTTCTAGTCATGTGTTTCATTTGGACTCCATGTGCTTTGCATAAGCATCTTCCAGCTTAGACTTAACCTTGCCTTTAGAATGAGCACGCTGTTCACTCAATGCTATTGCAAGAGCTTGTTTCTTTGGCTTTCCTGCGGCAACTTCTGTCTTGTAATTCTTGCCGACTGATTGAGCCGAGCCTGATTTGTCCATTGGCATAATGCTTCCTATTTAAGGTATTTGAGTTTGTAAATGGTAGAGTCTATTAACTGTTGTATTTCTGCAACAATATTAACCAATTCTTGTTTTTGCGGCAAATCGTTATTGGCTTCTGCCACAAAATTCTTTAATGATTCCATATACTTAAGTGCGTCTTTAGGTTGATGGTAGACGCTTGGGAAGTCTTTAACTTGCTCGTAGCAACCCATATAGGCTTCTACATAGTTGTCTACTAACTCTACTATTTCGTCATAGTATTTTCCCAATGCTTTGTGCTGAGAATAAGAGTTGGTAGACCAATGGAAGAAATGAGTATTGGTTGCGCTATGCAACATAGTGGCGGCAAACATAGCGACATTTTGAGTTTCATTCATATTAAGACTCCATTTCATACAATTTTAGCACTTCTATAGCTTCTTGCACGGAATTTACCCTGTGTAATGGGCCACCTTGCCAGTTAGCAAATAGGGTAATTTGCAAGGGAGTCAGTTTCTTGTCAGCCCCATCCTTAACTTCAAGTAAAATAGTTTGCTCTTCGTAACACACCATAAGGTCAGGGATTCCTCCGCCGACTGTATGTAGAAGGAAAACATCAGCGCCATAATCTCGTAGCGCTTTAACAACATCCTTCTGATTTTTATCAACTTTTTTTATATAAGACATAATTCTATGTTAGTGTTTGTAAACTTATAGTATAAGGGGAATCGAATGGCTGGTTATTATTTAACGGATGAAGAGTGGATTGAGTCTTGGAATAAAATTGGTAGTCCTAGCGAATTTGCCAGAGTAAACCAAATAGCTATTAGAAATGTAATGTCTAGGCGCAGGGCATTAGAAAGCAGGCATGGTATCAAATTAGATACCTTCAATAGCCACAACCCTGCCTATGTAAAGAAAATACAGCAAACCCCTGGCAATGTACGCAGAGGCATGGAAATAGAAAAAGGGCGAGTCATTGTCTTTTCTGACGCACACTTTTGGCCTGACGAAACTACTACAGCGTTTAAAGCCCTTATAGAAATGATTAAAGAGTTTAAGCCTACAGCAGTAGTCTGTAATGGTGATGCGCTTGACGGTGCTTCTATTAGTCGCTTTCCACGCACCGACTGGAATAAGCTGCCAACAATGAAAGAAGAATTAGAAGCGTGTCAGCATTATTTAGGAGAAATTGAAGCCGTAGCCAAGGGCGCTAAATTGTTTTTTCCTATGGGAAACCACGACCAACGCTTAGAAGCTAACATTGTGGCTAACCTACCTTCCTTTGAGGGTATACCAGGCACGAGTCTTAAAGACTATTTCCCTATGTGGCTTCCATGTTGGAGTGTTTGGCTAAATGAAGACACTTGCATTAAGCACCGTTGGAAAGGTGGCTGGACTGGCGGCAGAAACAATGCTGTCAATTCAGGGGTCAATATGATTACAGGACACACCCATGTCCTTTCAGCCATACCTTTTAATGACTATAACGGCACACGCTGGGGAGTTCAAACAGGCACACTTGCTGACCCTAACGGCCAACAATTTTCTTATACAGAGGACACTCCTAAAGATTGGAATTCAGGGTTTGTAATGCTTTCATTTGAGCGCAGTAAATTGCTTCAGCCTGAAATGGTAAGAGTTTGGGGCGAGGATGAGGTTGAATGGAGAGGTAAAATACACCAAGTATGATGACTAAATTTTGTTACAAATGTAAAGAAAACAAAATCTTAGATACTTTTTGTAAAAACAAAAGTAAAAAAGATGGTTATTCTGATGAATGTAAATCTTGCAAAAAACAGCAAGATAAGCAATATTACGCCAAAAATTTAGATGCTGTAAAAGCTACTGTAGCTAAATATAGAATAGCAAACCCAGAAAAAGCAAAACAAGCAAAAAAAGTTTCAGTTTTAAAAAAGAAAGACCAATATCAGCAAAGAAAAAATGCCATTCTTGCAAAATACAGAGCTTCAAAATTAGAAGCAACTCCATTATGGTTTGAAAAAGACCAAATTAAAATTGTTTATCAAAAAGCAAAAGAATGGGGTTTTGAGGTAGACCACATTGTTCCATTAAAAAGCAAAAAAGTATGTGGTTTGCATTGTTGGGCTAATCTTCAGTTATTAGACCCTATGATAAATGTAATCAAAAGCAATCGTTATTGGCCTGATATGCCATGAAACTGACACCAGCTATTCTTCAGAATTTGTATTCGGCAATTTATTGTATGCAGCCTTTTAATCGCTGGAATATGCCGTTGCCTGAAGAAATAGAGTTTATTGTAGACAAAGACCCAGGCGTTATGGGTTCATACACCTATGACACAGGCGAAGACTTTGAACACATTATTACTATTTCGTCTGCTCGGTGTGGTCATCTTGACACAGTAATTCGTGTTTTGTGCCACGAATGTATCCACATGAGCCGTCACACAACAAACAAGTGGACTCACCACGATAAGGAGTTTCGTAATAGAGCGCTCCGTATTTCGTCTGAATTGGGGTTTGACCCTCTAGAATTGTAGGCTTATCCATACGGCTATTATAGGTAGCAATATAACCAATACTCCAAAAGCTAACAAAATATCATTCATACATTTCCTTTTCCAAGTTTCTGGTTAGTTCGCTCCAGCAACTCCTCCTCGGTAACTCCGTATTTAGCTTCAAAACTCTTTCTACCCAATCCGTGAATACCATCGTTTCCCCTATGGTGCTCTGGGCAAAGCGGTATGACAGGGGATGTAGCCCTCTTGCCAGCACGCCTGATGTGGTGTAATTCTGCTGGGGTGTCTTCAAACCCAAGGACGGTGGAACAGAGAATACATCCGAGCCGACTAATCTTATCAAGTGACTTCTTTTCATCTTTAGTCATATTCCTAAATTTCTATATACCACACCATCAGGCCATTTTTTATCTGTTGCTTTGCCCCATAATTGTATTAGCTTATCAGGATAAATAAGAATTGGGTCTTTTCCTGTAAAACAAAAAGCATAAATTAATGGCGCTTCTTCTGTTGAATACCATTGTTTAAAATACGGCAACAAATCAATTTCTTTTTCTTTAAAATTGCCAGTTCCTTTTACATTTACAACAAATGTTCCTTTTGGAGTATTTACAATGTAATCAGGTATGTTTCTTAAAAATTTATTTAATTTAAAAAAATTATCTACATTTTTATTTTTTTCATCAAAACCAAGACGAGTTAATTTATATTCTTTTTCAGCGCAATAATATTCAAATAAAAACTCAGCAACATTAGTGCTAGTTTGTCGTTCTGCGTAAGTATTTGACCCAGAGTCTAAGATAGCCATTGTTGCTTTACTTGGGCGTAGGTAGAAAACTCTAGTTTTATGGTTTCTTCTGCTAAATCATGGGCTATTAGCGTAGCTTTTTCATATTGTTTTTTAAGCGTAGCGTTGTGGTAACAGCGTAATAACTTTTGTATACGCAAATAGTTTTCAGAATAGTCTTGGCTCATTTTGTCATCCTGTCAATATTTCGGTTGCTTGCTTCTTGGCTACGCCATGCTTCAAAACGCATTTTTGCGGCTTCTAATTGCCAGCGTAGGCTTTCTGCTTCTTCTGTCGCTAGTCCAATGGCTTCACATAACTCTTGGTAAGACTGCGATTTATACGCATCCATCTCTTTACCCCCAATCGTATGCGCCTCTGACTTAGACATTTCAATAGCTTTAAGACTGTGGCGAAACGCCTCGAACTGAGCGAGTTCACCTTTCGCTTTTGCGTATAAGGGCGCTGTTTTGAAGATGAAGTCAATAGCATCATTTGGGTCATAGTCTTTCATTTATTATGCCCTTAATAGAATCTAAAGCGTTTTTCTTTTCTTCAAGAATTTTGTATACATTTGATTGTTGAACAGACATAAGTTCATTGTAAAGAATAGAGTCTATAGCTAATTTTTCAGACAAAGAAACAAGACTTTCTGCATCTTTTATTATTTGCATAGGGTGAATTTCAAAACCACTTTTATTTATGGTGTTTTGACATCTATAGTCATAGACCATTAAAGTGTTATTCATTACGCCTTCATAAAAACGATTAGCCATGTAAGCATAATTATCATGCGTATGCACATCTTCAAAATAAATAGAAATTAAAAAATCATTTAACTTTAACCCAGTAAAATCAAACATATCGGCAGCTTTATCTTGCCAATCCATTCTTTCAATAAAATTAGCCTCTATTCCTGCGTTTTGGTATTTTTCGTGATTTTTCTTAGAGGTGCTTAAATAATAGCCAGAACCATTGTAATCAAGCATATCTTTAACACGGTGTTTTCTAAAAGTTCCGTAATAAATAATGTTTTGTTTTTCTTTTTGATTTAGCGTTTTATTGTAAATATCTTCATCAAAAATAATAGAATTTAAATTGATTGTGTTCCATTCATCAATCCAATCATTTAACTTTTTGCCATTCATGTTTTTGTTTAAAATCCAACCCCTGTAACCTTCTCTTGGATTGTTGCAAATCATGTGGTATGGCTTGTTGTATTTAAGCAGCCACTTTCTAAGCAAAATATTATCTTCTACATCATGGTCGTTTACAAGCCAAAACAATTTAGCATTTGGGCTGTTATCCAAAATTTCTAAATAAGAGTTGTATTTCATATATGGAGAACCATAAGCGCAAATTATTACATCGTAATTATTGTTTTTTACGGCCTCAATTTGAGATTGATGACTAACAAAATCACAATTTAAATGGTCTTTTATAATGACAGAGTTTCTTACATGAACAATAGAAGATGAATTATCTTTAATTACTTTTTCACAAGACTCAATTAAAAGTGTTTTCATTTGAGGGCCATCCACAATCCAATTTGAGCAAAAGCATAGCCACCCCAAATCATTGCGTTAGATGTAGCACCTTTTTTTAATTGTGCAAGACAGACAATTAAATACCCAAGCCCTGTTGCTCCGACAATAATTTTTTCCAACATCCCCATTCCCCTTTGTTACCTAATTTGTACTGCGTGTAAAAATCGTTTAATAATGCTTGGCTAAAGTTTTTGTCACTAATGTAGTTTCTAAACCAAGCCAACCCTTTTTTATGCCGCAAATAACATAAATACCTTACGCCACACTCATGCCTAGCTTGTTCATACATTTGCGTTTAAGGCTGTCGTATGAATCGTACCCTGTCCCCAAAACTCCAAGTTCTCTAGCTTTAGCTTCAATGCCTTCATTGCTAAACATCCATTCTTTAGATTCTTTTACTTTTTTGGGTTCAATTACCAATTCATCTTCCCAGCGCTCTTGGTTTATCCAAGTAGCAGGGTGCGGAATAAACTCTAACTCGGTTTCTTTTGCGCTCCAGTATTGGCAATGTGTGTCAATAGCTTTTGCAGCCATAAGTTGTTGCTCTGCGGACAATTTTGCCCATGCTTTTCTTGCAGTTGCTTTAGCAATTTTTCGTGGATATAAAGACCAGAATTCATCAAACATTCCTTTCTCCTACTGCATTACCCTTGGGGACATTGGTGTTGGTGGGCTAGGTGGTACTGTGTAGCCTGTGTTACCAACAACGCTTTGTGTGTAACCATTTGGTGTCGTGATTACGACTTGGTTAGGATATATTGTAGCAGTCTGAGTGGTGTAACCCATTGGGTTTACAAACTGTGCGGTGTTACCGTTAATTTGTACTGTGCCTCGGTAAAACCCTTGTGCGTCAGTTAATTGAACTGTTTGCGCTTTAGCAGGTATGCCGTAGACAAACATAGCTGCAAAAAATGCGCCTAATAAACAACTACCTATAAAATCTTTCATTTAAATCCCCTTAAATGTTTACTCGTTATTGAGTTCTTGTAGTTTGCCCCATAGTCTTTAAAGTATCTATTAGTATTTATACTTAGTTGCTTTAATACCACTTCCAAGAGGTTTGAGCGAACCTAGCCTACCTAGGTTGCCTTAAAAGTTCTTCCATTGAGGAATCGCTTACCCGTCAGTCGTTCATGGTATAGGCACTAACTTCGCCACCTATATTGCGCTGTTTCAACCATTACCCCCAGTAGCGCTGTAATTCCTTTCCCCTGGTATGTCGTTAGAGCCTCGAGAAAGGAAGGTAATTCTACTACAAGTATTTACTCATGTGAAAATCTCCATGAAAACCAAAGGTTTGCAAATTAGTTACTTCCCTTTCATAGCTAAAATACCTTGCTAATTCTTCTGGGGCAAACTTTATTCCATTGCTAACCAAGTAATCACGGTTCAAATGACAGATTAAATCATCTTCATTTTTATTGTCGTAAACAAACTTAGGAGTGTTGGTTAATTCCAACAGTTTCTTACTTCTAAGGGAAAACCCTCCATTACCTACACGCAGTCCTTCAGGATGCCAAGGCCATACAGCACCTATGTAGTCATAGTCTAAAAATTGAGGCTGCCAGGCTGTTGAGTCAATTACCCACCCATCCCATTGAACAATCAAAACAAAGTCCGTGTGGATGTATTTGTGTAGCTCCTGAAGCACAAATTTGCTATACGCCTGTTTGCTATTAATGCTCATGTGGTCAATAAACAATTCACCACCAAATTCAATGTTGCGCTTGCTTCTTTCAATGGCTTTTTTAGCTTTGTCAGGCTGAACTGAGTCTATGGCGCAAATGGTTACATTACTCAATTCCATGCTGTTCACCAAAAGCGTTGTTTTTTGGCAACAGTTCAGGCCATATAAGCCAGAAGTTTTTAGGAAACAAATCTTGGCGAGTTACAAGCCCATGACTTTCAGTTTCAATTCTTGCGCCCAAAAGCATATATTTGTCGGCTGGTATTCCTCTTACACGCCAATTAGACACGGCTGCTGGGTCTACTTTGCACATTCTTGCTACCTTTGCAGTCCCACCTAGCAAGTCAATTATGGCGGTGTCGGTTAGTTTTAGTTTTGTGTCCATTCACGCAGTTTAACTTAAATGTTGTTTATTTGCATACAGTTTACATTTTTTATACACTTGTGTTAAAGTGTCTATATAGCAATTTCGCTATGCCATTTAAGGGGATTCAAATGGGTGAATTAAACCAACTTATGCTGGAAATGGAAGAGCGCTTAGAAATAGCGCTTGACAACATGGAATTTGGCACAGAAATGGCACAGGATGACATTGATGTTATTCGTGCAGCTTGTGGCAAACCTAAACGCAATGTCCTATTACAAACCGTATTTGACGACTTTGGTAATGTTTTTGGAGGTCAAAATGCAACAGTCTGAAAGCATTGCAAATTTAGCCAAAGCGCTATCAACAGTACAAGGAAAACTAACTCATGCTAAAAAAGACTCTGCAAACCCTTTTTTCAAAAGTAAGTATGCAGACCTTGAGTCTGTGTGGGATGCTTGCCGTGATTTGCTGGCTAATAATGGTTTGGCTGTGGCTCAGTTCCCTGGCACTTATTCCGACTTAGACAAGTCTATGTCTTTAACTACCATTCTTACCCATTCTTCTGGTGAATGGATTAGTCAAGAAATGTCTGTGCCTGTTACTAAAGTGGACAGCCAAGGATGCGGCTCGTGTTTGAGCTACATGAGGCGCTATAGCCTCGCAGCAGTAGTAGGAGTAGTACAAGCAGACGATGACGGTAATGCCGCTTCGTCACCTAAACCAGTAGTAAAAGCAAAGGAAATCTAATGGCGTACATTCCAAAGGAAGGTAGTGGTTCACTATTTAAAAATGACCGCAAAACAACCGAAAATCACCCAGACTATACAGGCAGCATTATGGTCAATAACCGTGAACATTACCTATCTGCGTGGGTTAAGGAAGGCGCTAAAGGGAAATTCTTTAGCGTTTCTATTGGCAAAGAAAAAGAAGCTAAAGGGTTTACACCTAAAGGCGCTGACGAAATTGTAGACTCGGACTTGCCTTTCTAATGAGCCATCCTAACCAAATGTTATTTGTAAAAAGTGTTCAGGGTTGTTTTCCTGACAGTTTTGCCAACAAAAAAGTGCTTGAAGTAGGCTCATTAAACATAAATGGGTCTGTTAGGGAGTTTTTTCAAGGGTGCGACTATTTGGGCGTGGATATTGGAAAAGGTAAAGATGTAGACATGGTATGTAAAGGCCATGAGTTACCTTTTCCAAACTTAACTTTTGACACCGTTATTTCTTGCGAATGTTTAGAGCATGACAAGTATTGGCTTCAAACATTTCAAAAAATGTGCGAACTGTCTAAAGACTTAGTAATAATGACTTGCGCTACTACTGGAAGGCCAGAGCACGGTACTACAGCGACTAATGCAGACGCAGCACCATTTACCAACGATTATTACAAAAACCTTGCAATACACGACCTTGTAGAAAACTTTGACTTTCACACTATTTTTAAGCATTTTGGGTTTGCAGTAAATTCAGACAGCCATGACTTATACTTTTGGGGGAAAAAATGTTAAGCCAAATTCGTGATGTTATTGGCGACAAAGCCATCATTTCTACTGAACCATTTGGGGTAGACGAGGAAAGGCAGTTAATAGCATTTGAGGTTAATGATTTAGCTGCCGTACTTCGTGAGGTTATACAAGCTTGTGCCGACTGTTGTTTAAATGAAACAGACAGAAATGCAGTTTTAGAATTACTTAATTAAGCGGTACAAAGGGGAAAATATGTCACAACATTGGTATTGCGCCTTAACTGGCGCACCACGCTACACCATGACTGGTAAAAACGGCAAAGAAAGGTCAGTAACCTTGCGTGATGCCAAAGCAATGCCAGGAACGCTAGTACCGTCTGTGTCCACCATAAATGGGCAGTTGTCTAAAGATGGGCTAAATACATGGTTACAGACTGAGGCCATTAAAGCGGCTGCGGAAAATCCTCGCCAAGAAGGTGAAGAAGAAAAAGACTACATTAGCCGAGTGCTGGAATTGTCTAAAAGAAAGTCCCAAGACGCTATGGCTAGGGGAACTCTTATACATGACTTTATAGAGAGCTTCTACAACCAAGAATACCTACCTGAGCTACCTACCTATGTCCGCAAGGTAGATGACGCTATAACGGCTCATTTTGGGGCGCAGCTATGGATTCCTGAGCAGAGTCTAGTAAACCAAGAAGGCTATGGCGGTAAATGCGACCTTTATTGCAAAGCAAAAGGGGACTTCGGTGGGGTAGTAATTGACTTCAAGACGACGGAAAAATGTCCTGGTGATTTAACACCCTACCTAGAGCATACCCTACAGCTTGCAGCATACAGAGAAGTCTTAGCCCCTACAGCACGGTGCGCCAATGTATACATTAATGGCGAAACTAATGAGGTGGCTATATACGAACATACTGAGCAAGCCATTCGTGATGGCTACGAAATGTTTTTAAGTCTTTTGAAAATTTACAAATTAAAAACTGGGTTAAACTAATTCAAGAGGTGGTAGGTGTGCTTTCCCCTTTGCACAACCATACATCACGGAGTCCTGCCACCTCACCTTATTTAAGGGCGTTAAGCCGCCGTTGTAGGATGCAGTAAGTTAGGGTTTTTGCGGCTTTCCACCTAACGGCTAGCAACTGCCAAATACAGCCCTTTTTTATACATATTGTCGGTAAATGTATAAAATACCCTACATTTTGTATATGTTGTTTATTTGCCACAATAAGGGTAAACACCTATTAAAAAGTGCATGAAATTTCAATAAATTACAGTTTTAAAGGGGAAATTATGAAAGACGGACATTACATAGAGTCAGTAGTTTTTGGCAATACTACAGTTGAATTGCGTGGTTATAACAATGAAATAACTTATGCTTACATTGGAGACAATGACATTACAGAAATGGCACATGAGCTTGATTTATGGCCTACATTTGAAGATGCAATTTATGCTCAAGCATGAGAAACGACATATACAAAAGGTTAGAAGACGAACCTAACCCATGCCAATACTGTGAATATAAACAGCGTTGTGCTACAGAAGAATTGGCTTGCCGCAGGTTTCTTTGGTACATTAATGAAGAAAGATGGGTAAATAAACCGCAGACCGAACCAGACAAAAAGTTATACAAAATGGTTTTTAGTCCTGAAAGTGACGCAGTTTTAAAAACTTACCTACGCAATTTGCGTAAGCGTTTAAGAGATGGGAAAGACCTTTTTGATGTTTAAAAACAATAACCACCTTATTTTTGATTTACAACACCTTAGCGCCAAAGAAAAACGCAAAGAAATAACAAAATGTAACCCATTGCATTACATATTTGGGTTTACCCTAGTGTCTAAACCTTGGCTAACATACGAGGAAATGTATGCAAATTCAAATTGAAATAGTAAAAGAGAATAAAGACGGTAGCGCAGACGCTTTAGTGCATTTTGACAAAGAAGGGTTAGGAATGTTGGTAGAGGCTGGAATTATTAGTATTTTGCGCCAATATATTGAGCAAGAAAAAAAAGCTAAAAAGGGGAAAAAATGAGCACACGGTCATTTGGAATGGTAGGTAAAAGCTATAATTCGGCTCAAGAGGCGTTTAAAGATGCTACTTGGTCTACAGCTATTACTAGACCTGAAAAAAGCGAATACAGCCACATTTGGAGCATTTTGGCGGTATTGTCAGCGTTAGCTATTACATTATGCGTGCTTAACCACTTTTTGCCATATTAATGGCTTCTTTTTCTTCGTGGTCTACACGGTTAAGCCAGCCTTTGCCAAAAATAGGAAAAGTTTTTAATGAACGGTAGTATTCCCTGCGAGCTTCAGAGAATTTAGCGATAAGAGTTGCACTATTACTGGCGCAAATAAGCTCTCTTGTCCTTGGGCCAATAACTCCGTCAGGTACACATCCAATAGCTGATTGAAGCAATTTAACGCTTCTGCCTGGCCCTGCATTAACTGCCATTGAAAACACAACAAGGTTGAGTCCCCTAGGTAATACTTCTCCATAGCAAGGCCTCCAGTATTTTTGTTCGTATAAAGGTGTAACCAATTCAGGGGTTAAATTCTTCATAGTTTCTACAGGGTGTCCTACCCATTCTTCCCAGACACGCTGAGTAACGCCTAAATTGGTTTCGCCGCCAGGGTCAAGCGGGTTATAAACCCAACCACCTTCTGACTTTAACACTAACTCTAAACATTCTTTAAAACTCATTTAATACCTATTTGTTCTTTAGTCCACTCTTGTAAACTAATTAATTGCTGGGTTGCTTCTGCACATTGTCCAGCAAGAAGATTGTAGGCGGTGACTGCATCAAGACCTGAGGTGGCGTTGGAAAAGGTGGGCAACTTGCTGGTATTGGGTTGGCGCACCCCATTAGCATAATACTGGCGCAAAAGATTAAGTTTAGCTTCATATTCTTTCTCAATTCCCTTAGTTACGAGTTCCTGCTGTGACCGAATGGATTTAACTTTTTCTTCTTGTGTTTTGGCGGCAATTTCAACTTCTTTTTTAAAGTCCAAATATTTAGAGTAGCCAACCCACCAGCCACTACCGAAAACAACAGCACAAATAGCACCGAGAATAGCCAGCTTTGCATAGTCAATCATTTCAAAGGCCCAGTAGTAAGAAACCTAAGTACAGCAACAATGACACCAATAGTAACCAAAATAACGCCATAGTATTGTGGGTCAATGACTGACTGTAAATAAGGAAAACCAGCTTCTAATGCGCCAAATACTACTAGCGCAAAGGAAAACCACATTGTCCTACTTTTAATCATTTATTAGTAAGGTATTGACTTATAAAGCCTACAAAAGCGGAAATGGCAGAAACCACCATCATGCCAGCCCAAAGACCGCCACGACCTTTATTGGCTAACTCAAGAAGTTGCTTAACATCTTTACGCAATTCAGCTACTTCGTACTCCATAGCTTCTACTTTTTGCCAAGTAACGCCAAATTTTACAGGGTCAATTTCCACAAGCGTTCTCACTTTATTTTAGATTTGCGAGTAGTCGCTTTTTTAACTGTTTTCTTTGCTACTTTTTTGGCAACAGGCTTAGGTGTAAAAGGAAAGTCAAATGTTTCAACTTTAGGTGTAAAGCCAAACTTGTCTAAAATCCATGTAAATGTAAAGTTCATAATTTACTCGTAAAGTATGTTAATAGAACCAGCGTCAAAAGTGTCTGTGCCGTTTACTGTGGTTATGCGAATTCGGTCTAAAGAACCGCCAAGAGCAGGAGAAACACCACCACCAGCAGAAGTGCAAGAGGCACCAGTCCCATAAACATTGGTTTGCGAAACCCAAGTATTACTACCAATAAGGGCAATAAAACCACTTCCATACCTTAATGCCGCCGCTGTGCAACCGCCAGTTGGCTCTACTATAAAACCAGTTGTTATTAATGATGGTGTAAATTGTCCAGCACTTCCAGCGTAACTAGCTCCCGAAGCATATCCTGATGTAGAAAATGACCCATTTCCAATTTGAATCTGTAATTGACTAGAGCCATTAGTAGAAACACCATTTAACATTACAGTTATACGCTTTACCCAACTAGGTATGCTAGTAAAGTCTATGCTTGTACCTGATGTAGAGGCTTGTGCAGTACCGCTAGTAATAACACTACTAGCCATAGATGACAAAATAGCGCCTGAAATAGTAGGGCCTGTACCTAATACATTTGCTCCTGAACCAGTAGAAGTGGTAACACCTGTACCGCCTTGAGCTACTGTTAAAGGCGTTGTAAGCCCTGTTAAAGAAGTAATATCAGAATTTGCGCCTGATTTAGCCGCAACTAAATTAGTTCTAGAAGTTGTAGCATTTGCAACATCTGAAAGATTACTAGCTTTAAGCAAATAAATAGAGCTTCCAGCATCTACATACGCTTTAGTAGCGGCATCTTGCGCTAAAGTAGGGTCTACTACATTCTTAATTTGATTAGTATTCATATTGAGATTGCCTGTAGCTGGAGTTTGACCATCAGCAGCTAAAGAGCCTGTCAAGGCTGTAGCAATATCGCCAAGTGTTGAATTAGCCCATGTTGAAGTAATTGTAGTTGCTGTAACTACTGGATTACCTGCTGGAAGATTGTATGTACCGCTACCGTTTCTACTCATTATTTATTCTCCGATTTTTCTACTGCTTTTTGTGCGCTTGGAGCAGCTAAATACGGTGATGACTCACGAATTAAATCTGCTAATTTTTGTATTACTTCTGGGCGTTTTCCGCCCAACATTGTAACTAGGTTGCGAACTCCAGGCGCATAAGGTGCGGCAGCAGCAGCCCCTAATAATGCAGCAGTTCCTGTAGCTACAGGTTGAGTTTGTGCAGCATAAGCTCCACCACCACCTAACAAAGCGCCTAAAGCAGAGTTAATAGCTTGTCTGCCAGCAGTACCAGAATCAGGTATTTTACCTGGCAATACTTGTACACCAGCGTCAGATAAATCTTGCATTAATGCTTTACCAGTAGCTGTAGCACCTCTTCCTGAAGATTGGTCAGCAGCTTTAATTGCTGCGGCTAATTGACTAGGAGTAAACATTTCTTGCGTATTAGCCATAGAACCAGCGCCACGCAATCTTGCAAAATTAGCAAAACTTGTGTTTATTTTGTTTAATTCTTCTGCAAATTGAGGATTGTTTCTAGCTAAGTTTTGACGCAATTCACCTAAAGCATTAGCATAAGCATCGCCCATTAATTTTTGGTCTGCATCTTGGCTTGCTCTATATGTCTTTGCAAGTCCGCCTAACTTTTCTTCAATAACCTTAAATTCTTGCCCTTTTACTTGACCATTTTTATCTAAACGACTAGAGATAACATCAAAAACTGTATCAGCTACTTTTTTAGCATTTGCAGGGTCAATGCCAGTTACATTATTTTTTATATTAGATAAATTATTTAAAAATTGGTCATCAACTTGATATGTTAATTTAGGCAATAATTCATTGTAAGCACCAGAAATTTGGTTTTTAACAGATTCCATGCCAGCACGACCTGTAGATTCAGGTACTTTGCCACCAATAGGGTCTAAAGCACGCTTATAAGCTGCTTTGTTAAATTCTTCAATACCTTTGGTTCTTGATGATTGAATAATGTCGCCAAGCAAAGGTACGCTAGTAAGTTTATCTTCTAATCTTTGTGCAAAGCCGCCAACCATTTGACCAGGAGTTAAATTAACACCTTCGCCAATTAATTTTTTAACGGCAGAATCTAAATTAGGGCCTACAACATTGGCAACGCCTCTAACTAATCCTGTTCCTAAAACACCACCGCCAGCGCCATACATAGCTTTTTGTGGTGCTTCTGCAAGCGCATCAAGACCTGATTTACCTTGTTCGCTAGGAGTTAAGGCACCTGCTACAGCGCCAACACCACCAGCTTGCAAATAAGGATTTGCCCTAGCAAAACTAGGAATCATGCCAGCGCCCTTCATTAAAGCACCACCAGATAAAACTCCGCCACCAATTTGACCAGCACCAAATGTCATTGGGTTGGCTTCTTGAAACGGTTTCATTTTATTTAAAACTAAATTTGAAAACTCAGCAGGTTTACCACCCATGTATTGACCAGCAGCCAATAATGGGTCTGTTATACCTTTACCAGCCCCAACAATAGCGGACTGATAAACAGGTATTCCTGATTTCTGTGGTTGCGCTGGTGTAGATTCTTGTGCTGTTGCCTCTTTATAGGCTTGAGCAACAGTATTAAACTCAGGAGTGCCTTGCAACTTCTGGTTATCAACAATCCACTTAGCGTAATCGTCAGCGCTAGCCATTATTGTGGTTTCCTATTAAGGATTTCATCAGCCAAAGACCGCACATTTCCAGACTGTGCAGGCAAAGTTTTTGGCAACTGTACTTCAATACTGTATGGGTATTCAACGCCTCTTTGCATAGTTTGGCGTACAAGCTCATTATGTTGAGTTGCTTTATTAACTAATACATCACGCATAACATTTACAACTCTTGGAATAGCGGATGGGTCTGTACCTAAACTACCAATAGCTTCTTTAAGAGCATTTTGCTGTGCCATTGTTGGGTTGGAATCTGTCTTTTTAAGATTATCCATAATACCCATATAAGCAGCAGATTTAAATTCTTCAGTATTTTTAACTGTTTCTGGAGAAATATTTGTGCCAAAGTTGTTATTAAACAATTTAGCAATTTGCAATTTAGTTTCACCGCCAACACCTGCGTAAATAGGTTGTTTAGATAAAGCAACCATTTTATCCATGTTAGCCAATGCAGAAGGTACATTTTGCAATGTTTCAAAATTTTTCATTAATCCGCTTGCGGCTTCTTTTTGAATTTGCTCTTTAAATGGTAATTGGTTTTGTACATTTAATGATGTACGAGCAGCGCCAGCATTTGCTAATCCAGTTTTATAATCTATAAATGTTCCTGGGAATCCTTGTGATTTTGCAAGTTCGTAACCTAATTGGTCGCTAGGTTTTTCAGGCATCATTTGCTTATAAAGCAAAGGTTTAATTTCTTTTCCTGCGCCATAATTTGCTGGATTATCAATTTCACGCAAAGCAGCGGCATAATTAGGTTTAGAGCCTTCTTTAACAGCAACAGGCATAGGAACATTACCAGCATAAGGCCCAGCTACTTCTGTAGCTACATCAGGAGTTCCAAAAGCCAAATCAGTAATTTTTTGTTCTCCAGCAGCTTTGCCTAAACGAATTTTTTGTGCTAATTCAGCAGCTTTAGTGTCTGCTTTATTGCCAATATATTGAGAGGCGGCAATATTAGCTAATGGAACAAGGTTTTGAAAAAATGAAGTTGGCACATAACGACCGCTAACCATTTGGCCCTGTGGTTGTTGCATACCTTGTTGCATTAACATAGCAGCCATTTGTTGTTGGCGGTTTAATTGTTGTTGTTGTGCATAATCTTCTGGAGATAATGTGCCTGCTTGGGCTAAGTTATATTCTGCCATGTTATTTTATCCCTAAATCTTGTGATGCCAACATTAAACTTTGTTGTGAGTATGGGTTTGTACCATATTGGTCAGCCGCAGACATTTGATTCCAAGGCATATAAGCACCAAATTCATTCATTTTTGCTGCGTCTGCGCCTGTTTGCGGTTGTTTTCCACGCAACGCCATAGCCATAGCCATAGGGTTCATGCCACCTTGTTTTCCAACTTGACCAGCCATTTGGTTATTTTGCATTTGTTGTTGCATGGCAGCATTTTGGTTTTGTTGTTGCTGTGCAATATTTTGAAACACAGGACTTAAACCTTGGTCTTGTTGAGCAAAATAAGGGGCAACAGTAGTGAAATATGGACTAGGCATTTAGTGCTCCGTAATTAACCATTTTGTAACCATCTGTGCCTGTAATAACAGCTTCAGGCTTAACCATTTCAACTTCTTGCGCCATAACGCCAATAAATTTACCATGGCCTGCAAATGCATTATTTTTAAATTCTGGCTTGTATTCGTATTCATATACGGGTAAACCATTAGGCAACCAACCAATAGCTTTAATGTTTTCTTTCATGCGAATGTCTGAAGCGGCAATAATTCCTGCGCCACCTAATCCCATTAAACCTTGGTTAAAACCTTGTTGAGCCGCTTGTTGAGCATTAAAGTTGCCCATTTGTGCGTTGTAACCCATTTGAGTAGCGCCTAAAATGTCAGCGCCTTGAGTTGTTGCTTGTTGTGCAGAATTTACAAATGTAGGGTTTTGTACTTGTGCGCCACTACGCAATGCGCTCAATGTATTAAGCGGAATATTGTATTTTGTAAGTTCTTGACCAAATGCTTGTTGATTTGCTTGCTGACCAACACCAAAACCTTGAGTAGTAGCACCTAGCAATAAGTCGTTTTCTTTCATAGACTGTTGGCGCATAGCGTTATCGTATGCTGCTGTTCCTGGCACAATTCCTTGGTTTGCCAATGAAGCAGTAGTCATTTCACGATTTTGGGCAATTTGTGGAGCAAGGCGTTGCATATAAGCGTCTTGGTAAGACTGCCCAGGGTTCATTCCAGTAGAAGGAAGGTTAGGGTTAAAGCCTTGACCCATTACATCTTGAGTTCTACCTAATGCTGCATTAATTGTGCTTCCAAGACCTAAACTAGCTTGGTTTTGGTTATTTAAAAGTTGTTGTCCTACATCAGAAAGACTTGTAGTAGCAGTCCAAGTAGGGTTTCCGTATGGGTCAGCGCCAGTAACGGAATAATCTAAGTTTCCATAAGGAGTGACTTGGTTTACACGATTGGCAGCCGTAGCTACTCTAGCAGCATCAAGATTGCTTTGTGCTGTAGCTTGCGCTGCACCTGTGTAATCTGGGGCTGCTGGCGCACTTGGCGCAGGCCCTAATCCTAAAAATCCACCACCACCCATGTCATTCTCCTCTTGCTGTCCTTAAAGGGCATTTGATGTCGAGCCAACGACAATCTTCACGCCTCATAGCCATAATCACTAAGTCACCATCCATGTGAGCATCTGGGATTTCGGCTATCACTTTAAAACCAAGGTGTCGGTTTAGTTTTAGGGCATCTTCATTACTGCCACAAACTTGCCCTAGTATAACGCTAACTTTTAGTTTATTAAAGGGATAATCGAAAGCCGCCCACAACAAATCTCGACTCATCCAATTTACTTCACTTACTGCCGCAATGTGCATTTGACACGCTTTTGGCATAAAACTGGCAAATCCTACTACTGCCACTAAATTACCGTCAATTTCTTGACCTATACATACTGTTTCTGTTGGCAGGGGATGGTTCATCATTCTGACTAGCCAATCCCCCATATATTGCTGTTTTTCTGTGGTTACTGTACGCAATTACAGTACCCCTCCTTTTTCCATTACAACATCGGTGCTTGACCAATGAACTTCAATATTTTGCGCTGCGGCAGTTAAATTAATGCCTGCTGCATAACCTAATCCTGTAACACCTTGCCAAAACTTTGTAGTGGTTAATCCACCGCCCCAAACATCGTCATCCCAAGTGGCTGTATCCCAGCGACCAGTAGTTAAATTAGAAGGGTTAAAGGTCAAAGTGCCATTAACATTATTGTTATCAAAATCAATGTTTAAGCCTATTGCAAGGCTTGGAACGGCATTATCAGATTGAATAATAGGGCGAAGCATAGTAAAGCGCTTTAATTGCCCTCTAGCGTCAAAATAGTTGTACGCTTGTTGGGCAGTTGCATTAATATTATTGCCAGCATCGCTAAATCCATCATAGAATTTTCCTACATAGCCATTACCGCCAAAATACATACCTTCTTTACCGTTTACTTCCCAGCAACTAGCTTCAATATTTGTAAAATTAGCCCATGACTTTGTAATGGTGTGCATTACATATTGTTGTGTTCCACCTGTAACTGGAACATTAAATATCAACATATTTTCACTAGCAAAATACTGTATTTGCCAACCAAAATTGTCATAATATTGAGTTGCAGCTTGGCTTACAGCATAGTAAATTTTGTCAGTAATATTAACTCTAGGGTCTAATCTACTAGACTGCAATGCCGCAGAAAGAGGCACAATTCCATCTTGAGTTAGCAATAAAAGGTCGCCAGCCCATTTAAAAAAGCATTTACGAGCAAAGGTTTGCCCCATTTGCCAAACACCTTTTAATTGCCATGTTTCAGGCGCAGTAGGGTCTGTGCCATTAATAACAATAACTTCACCCATGTTTGTGACTACAACAAAGTAGTCATCTGCACCTTGTCCAGCGTCTAATGTCCATGTGCCTACTGCTTGTACAAAACCACCATTTCTAGCAATAGAGCCATAAGGCAATACCTCAGCAAGTCCACCAATAGAGTCCACATCTAAATACCATACATTCATGGAATTTTCTTCCGTGAAATACAAGCGGTTTTTAAATAGGTTTACATTAATAAATGTATTGGAATTTATGCCTGTAATACCAATAATGCTATAAGCTCCTACTACAGTAGCGTTTCCTGATGGAGCGCTTGCCATTGTGTAAGTAAGCGTAGTTGTGCCTGTTACTGTAACAACATAAGTGCCATTAAATTGCGTAGGTGTAGCACCAGAAACAGTAATTCTATTGCCTGTAGCTAATCCATGAGCAACAGCAGTAGTAAGCGTAGCGGTTAAATTACCTGCACCACCTCTTGTAATTGTAGAAATGGTTTGTGCTGTTGTGGTTGTGGCTACTTTAAACCATGCAGAACCATCATAAATAATGGTAGGGTCATCACCATTACAAGCAACTAAAAAATGACCGCCAGCAGTAGTAATGTTAATAAATTGAAAACGACTATTGGTAAGCCCTGTAAATACAGAGGTTGCTACGCTTGTAGAAGCGTCATATATAACACCATTTGCAACGGCAAATAGTTTTTGTGAACTTACCCCAGCGTAATTCATTAGGGTCTCTACTGTGCCTGTAATTCCTGTAGAACTTTTGGTATACCCTTTTCTAAGGGTTACATCAGTAGGCGTAGGAAACCAGTTTGTAAGCTGTACAGCATCCGTTGGGGCCATGTTAGCTAACGAATCCCTAGCGTTCCATCCCCCAATAGGAGAAGGCAAAGACGCTGTGTTGGCAGTAAACTTTTTAGATGGGCTTAATAGCATAATTAACTACCATAGCCAGTATCAGGAATATTGGCATAACCAATAAGCACTTTGCTTGGGTATGGAGCAAATGACAAATTAGGTGCACCTTTGTCGTTAGCTTTAGCAATGGTCAAATAACGCTGATAATCTTGTTGCAATGCAGTAGTGTCAAAAGACTTAACTTGGAAATATTTGAGCTTGGTGTAAAGCACCATAATTCGGTCATCAAATACAGTAGTGTCTGTATCAACAGTAAAGCTAGTTTTTGCAACTCCAGCAGCGCTTCTTGCCCATGCGTTACTTCTATATTCCCAGCCTAAATACTCATTAGTATTCATTACAGGCCATATTTGGAATTGCCCGTCAAGAATACGCCAACGAACCCGTGGGCCAGTTGAAATATAACCAGACTTTAACCATTGCCATTGTTGAGCATCTTCTGGCCCTAACATTTCCCAATGTTTAGACTTGTCCCATTGAGTGCGGTCAGTAATGGTTTCAAAATCACTAGGAAGGTCATAGGCAGTTTGAGCGCATACTACTGACTGTGTGCCACTACCACTAGCCATTTGGCTCATTACAACGACTTTTGTAGTGTTATTTGCCGAAACTACATAAGTGTCTTGAGGGATGTTATAGCCTGTTAATTGCCATTGGCTATCAACAGCGCTTAAATCTGTGCCGCCATCAAAAGTCAAGTTATACGAACCATTGACAGTTGTGGCGTTGGCGGTAATAGACTGCGTGTAGAAACGATATTGCACCTGTAACGACTGCCAATCATGCTCTTTTAAAAGCTCATAACCAGCGCCATTCATCAACGCCAAGATTTGTTGCACATCTTGGGAAGTGTTACCAGCTACATAAGTTGGTACTGCTAAATTCAACTCAGCAGTTGTCTGTTGTACCAGTTGCAACATTGTTTGGGACATATTAAGCCTCGGCTACTTTAGTTTTGCGTGTTTTAGGTTTCGCAACAGCCGCAAGTAGCGCTGACATCTGCTCTTGCATAGCAGCCAGCTTCGCATCCGTTTCAGCCTTAATTTTATCATTTTCTTGGCGTAATGCTTGCATTTCTGCTTCTCTTTGTGCCACTTCGGCAGAATTAGTCGCCAAATTCAAATAAGCCTTGGCTTTTAAGCGAAAATTATGCGGACTCATTCCTGCTACCATACCAATTCTTTGCAGTTGTTGGTCAGAACAGTCTGCAATAGACTCTACTGTGTGGAATTTAAGTCCACGCAATTCTTCTGCTTGGCTACGAGTAACTTGAGGCCATTGGTCTAAAGGAGTGCCTACTATGTCTTCATGGCTTGAAACTTGGTTTTGGTAATGCGCCCATTGGCGTGGAAAACGCTGTTTATGGGACTCTTGAGCGTATGTGTCAATTTCTGTCAAATTATCGCCAGGAATCATAATACGGACAAAATCAAATTCTTTAAAAATCGGTCTACCAGCTTCGTCAGAAGCTATGTCTTGTTTAAGACTTTTTTTATAGAATTGGACTGCTAATCGTGCATCTGCACCTTGAGTATCGCTATCTATTGCCATTTTTAATGCTCCTAAGTGGTTAGGGGGTTATAAAAAAATAAAAGGGACTCCCCTTGTGAGGG